AATAGCAAAGTCAAAAACTGCAGCGGATGAAGTGCCACCATTTGTGACCGTTGCACTTGAGCCAGGGCTGCCAGTGCTGACAGTGCAAACAGCAATGGTTGCAGCCGCGCCATCAGCACCATCAGCACCATCAGCGCCCGCAGCACCAGTTGCACCCGTTGCGCCTGTCGCACCCGTTGCACCCTGCGGGATTGAAAAATCAAAGACAGCAGCGGAAGAACTGCCGGAATTGGCAACAGTTGCACTGGATCCGGGTGCGCCAGTTGAAACTGTGCCAACGGCGATGGTTGCCGCTGCTCCGTCGGCTCCGTCGGCACCTGCCGCTCCGGTTGCGCCTGTCGCACCTGTTGCGCCGGTTGCGCCGGTATCACCACGAGGAATGGTGAAATCAAGAACAGCCGCGCCACTTGTGCCGCTGTTGGTTACCGCAACACTCGAACCAGCCGCGCCAGTGGTGACTGTTCCGACAGCGATGGTGGCGGCGCTACCCGTTGCGCCAGTTGCACCTGTTTCGCCTTGAATACCTTGAGGTCCTTGCGGACCAGTGTCTCCAGTATCCCCTTTTGGTCCTGTGGCTCCCGTTGCGCCTGTGGCTCCCGTATCACCTTGGATGCCCTGAATACCTTGGGGACCCTGAGGACCAGTGGCGCCGGTTGCACCAGTTGGTCCTGTATCACCAGCTGGAATGGTGAAGTCAAGAATCGCCGCGCCGGTCGTGCCAACGTTGGTGACCGAAGCACTGCTACCTGCTGCGCCAGTAGTGACCGTGCCAACAGAGACGGTTGCAGCTGGACCCTGAGGACCACTGGCGCCTTGAGGTCCGGCAACCGTAACCTCAACAACAGTGGTGTCGCCTTCAGTAACGTTGACGGTTGTCATGATGTGTAACCCTCGTCCCCAGTGATGGTGCCCTCTAAATAGTATTCCTTAAGTCCGTCGCCGTTAGTTAAAAGCACATCGTAGTAATAGGTTCTATCAACCAAAACGGTTTGTTCTGGAGTTAATGACAGCGCTACCGTTCCATCAGTGCGGTCGGTATAAGTCACTGTAAAATCAGCAACCTTGGTTGTACGCGCTAAATTCCAAATTTGAGACTCAACAGTCCAACCCGTCAAATCAATGGCGGCACTGTCTCCGTCCTTGAATTGCAGCGTGACGCTGTAATCCGATCGACGCTGCAGCGTGATGTTATAGGTGCCCGGTGAAACGGCCATGATCAGCCTCCTAAAAGCAGTTTAGCGACTTTGCGCAAGAGGCTTAAGTTTTAATGCAAGCCAGCATTGCCAGGTTTCTCGGGCGTGTCTCAGTGCCGCCACTGCTGCCAATACTGATGCCGGTGGTGCTGCTGTTGACGATGGTGGTTCCAGACGAAACGATGCCGTGGTTTCTGCCGCCAGGACCCTGGGTAATGCCACTGGCGTTTGGATTTTCCAAATCTCTATTGGATGTGTGGCTGTGCCCAGGGTCTGTGACGCTGTGCGAGTGCGTTTCAAAAGCATCGTCCTGCCAGCCAGATGAACCCATCTGACGGCCACTATCTACGCCGCGACTGTCGTCCCAACCACGGACAAACTCGCCACGGAGTTCAGGAACGTTAAAGGTTGTGGACCCATCCCCTGATCCATAGATCGTGCCAATGGCTGAAAACAAATCAGAGTAAGTAGTCCGGCTTACCGCAGCGCCGTTGCATTTCAAATAGCCAGTAGGTGCCGACGTTGCAGCGGTGTAGATGATCGTCGCCGTAGGAACACCACTAGCCGGGGGGATCGCAGCGATCTCATCGTCAACGTATTTCTTGGTCGCCGCCATGTTGTTGGTGGTCGGCGCACCAGTCAGCGTCAAATCACCAGTGAGGGTGCCGCCGCTCAATGGCAAATAAGTGCTAGCAGCAGTAGTTATCTGCAGATAGCGAGCGTCGCCAGCTGTCTGAGTTATGCCGTTGGGATCAACCCGAACCCAGTTGGAGCCGTCATACATCTTCAGCTCATCAGGTGATGCGCTGGTGTCCTGCCACAGCTGACCCAATGCAGGGACAGTGGGCGCCGTCCCGCTTGGATTAGTAATAATCGAAGAGGATGGCCGGAAAGAAACAACGGTAAAACTGACGCCGTTCCATACCTTCACCACTGGCGGGTTGGTGCTGGTATCGACCCACATTTGGCCGTTGTACGGCGTTGAAGGTGCCGTGCTGCCAACGCTCAATCCAAGCTGGGTTAGGACAATGCCCAGGTTTGCCGTGGTAATGCGCCGAGTTTCGCTGCCGCTAACGCTTACGAATGGAAGCAGGTCGGTGCTGGCTGCCGTTGTGGCAGATGGCAGCTGAGAAATCCGAAGGTTTGCCATTAGTAGCCGACAACGACGAGATCAACAGTGCCTGCCACCTTTGTACCAGATGCGTCCAGACACTCCACTGTAATGGCGCTGGTTGTTTTGGCTGTCACCCTAGCGGTTACAGCAGTGGTTCCTTGGACTGTAATTTGGACGCTGCTGATTGCTCGGAACGTTTTGCTGAGATTGATGGCGGTGCCGGAAGAGCTGACAGCTGCATCGTTGATGCTCTCGACGACATCCGGGTAATCAAGCTGGGCAGTCAAGGCAGTGATTGTGCCCTTGGTTGTGCCGCCATCGGGACTCTTGAACAAAGTTTGCACGCGGTAGACATCCGCCAGAAGTTTTTCGTATGGCGCATAAGGGTGCAGCACTCCACCTTCGGAGAGTTCGCTGGATGTGTAGTAACGCTGCTCAGTCACAAGTAGGTCGTTGTTTTCTTGCAGCAAATCATCGTCGTTCTCTTGGTCAAGTGTCTGCTCTTGACCGCTTAGCGCTGCCAAGCTGTGCTGATAGGTGGCGTTAGTGGTAGTGCTCATCAGCAGAGCGCTTTCTAAATTGTTGTTATCAAAATTCCAAGTGAAATAGCTGTTCTGACTTGCGTCAATTTGCTCTAGCTCATTGCTGGCATTGACTTGGCAATTGTCATAGTCGCCCGTCCATGTCCCACTGGTGCTCGCGTCAATGCTTTGAACTGCATTGCTAATGGGTGGTGCGCCAATGTTGACTAACACATAGGCCGCATCATCAGTGCGCCATTGCGTTGCATCAACAGCCTTAACCATTACTACCCACTCATCAGTGTCAAACAAGCTTGTTTCAAACCATTGCTGCTGAGCAGGCAGACCGCCTGATGCCAGCTCAATCCCAGCGTCCCAAGTTTCGGAAACGCTGTTATTGACCAATGTTCCGCGTTTGTAGCGGATCTCATAGCCAACAATGTCGCTAACTACGCCTTGATCCCAGCTGCCATAGTCACTGAGCGGCAGTGACCAGCTGAAACGCTTGCCGCTTTGATTGCTGTTCTCTACAACGCTGAAATTGCTAGGGGTTGGCGGAACAATTTCGTTTCTATAGACGGTGTTATAGATGTAATCGGTTGGCACCTCACCAAAAATGGCAGAAGTGAACGAAACCCGCACCGTCCACTCCCCAGGAGAGTGAAAGGCCACCGTTTTGTAGCCCGTCAGAGGAATATCGGCATAGAAATACCAGCCACTAGCCTGAGGCTCTTTAACACCAGGAATAGTGTCAGGAACATCAGTTGGATATAGCTCGATTCGATAGCCAGTGATTCGGGCGGGGATTGGACATGAGCCAGGATTGACTACGATCAGCTGCGTGCCATCAGGCTGGTTCTGGTGTCGGACGATCGCTTCATAATCGGCGTCAGAAATATCTGGGATAGCCTCAAAATCTGAAACGGTCACAGTCGAGAAACTGCTTTGACGGTTCAAGCGGTCAAAACTTGCAACTCTGAACTCATAGGTGTTCCCATAAACGTGTTCCGGCAAGCTGATCGTTGCGTTTGTGACGCTTACCTCTCTGATGTCACTCCATTGCGTCGCGTTTGAATCGCGCCATTGCCAGCGATAGCCCCGCGTCAAGATGTCATCTGCACCATTTCGCTGCGGTGAAAACCAAGTCGCTTGGATCTGCGTGCGACCGTTGCTGAAGATAAGTTGAGCCGCAAGGCTTGTGACCTCAAGCGGCGCCTCTACTTTGAAACGATCCTTAGGAATGGCGACTGGCAGATCGTTATCGACGTAATCAAATTTGCTTGCGTTGTATTGAATAGCTTCAACTTGGAAAATAAGAGGCTCAGCCTCCGTGACGGCGACAATTTTGAATAAAGCCGCTTCAAGGCTTGACCACTCCAAAACCCACAACGCATTGACTTGAGAATTGACGCTGCCATCAACGGTGACCGTAGTTGTTACGTCATGATCTCCATCTGCTGCCGTTGAGCTGAGAATGTTGTGCGTTGTCAGCTTCGGCCGCAGCGTGAATGTGCCATCGGGATTGGTGACGCGCTCGCCATCAGGCACCACCACCGTCAAGGTGTAACTGATTGCGCCGCTTAGATTCAAAACGGCGTCAAGCTTGAGGTTGTTGCCATTGATCTCTCGGATGCGTCCGCCTAAACGCTGGCCTTGTTTCAGGGGGTCTGCGATTTGAATAACTTCCCCAACGCCAGCTGCCAAGCCTTCCGCAGCAACGCGAAAACTAACTTTTTCGGTTAGATACCGATTCGAGAAAAGCGTATGCTTAGCCGCGCGTAATGCTTGGCCGCGCGTCGTGACGCCTAATAAGCGGAGATCAACGGGGTTGTAGCCAAAATTTTCCAGAAGGGTGTCATCCTGCAGATACTCAGTGACGCTTGAATAGGACTGGTTTGGATCGTCCCAATTGGCTAACACAACCGACTTCCGAGCGCCTCGCGCGGTGCCGGTGTAAGTGAAACAAGGCACCGTAACCTGGCCGGAGTCGTCAACCTCTTGGATTACGTTGGCTTCGCTGAACTGCTGCACTGGAGACAGCTCGCGATCCTGAGACAGAAAGAGTTTGCCTTGGTTGTAATAAATTAACCCCCTAAAACAGGAAGCGAGACCATTGAGGACCTCGTAGACGCTGCCAGCGTTTTGCAAAAACACGTTGCAAGTAAATCGTGGCTCAGTTCCACCAATACCGTTGTCAACCAACTCATCGCAGTACTGACTGACTGTATAGAGATACCAGGGGTCGACTGAGATACCTGGGACATAACGAGCCACGCCAAATCTGTCATTGACAACGATGTCACGGAACACCCAAGCTGGATTATCTGTGAAAGCTGTTTGAAAGGTGCCGTCCCAAATGCCGCTGTAACTGCGCAAAACGGGATCGTAGTTGCTTGGGATTTGAACGCGCTTGCCGCGAAGTTTTACGGAAACATTTGGGATATTGTTGAAAGTACGCGCATCAACTTTGATCGCCAAGAGCGCAGTATTTGGATAGGCAAATTTCTCGTCAATTATTTCGACAAGGCTTTGCCAGACGATATTGTTTTGGAGATAAGCGGTTGTGCTGTCGGGAGTAATGCGCGTGACTCTTACGCTCCATGGGCCACTGCCAGGTAAGTCAAATTCATAGGCCCGCTGAAACTGGCTGTTTGATTTGCCGCTGATGATCGGCTCATCAATTGTGGAATATGGTCCGCCGTTTGCTGAGACTTCTATTTTGTAGCGCACCGTCGTGCCATTAACGTCGCCTGTATTGACGTCAGTCGCCTGCAATGCTGGATGGCTGATAATAACTCGACAGCGCTCGACGTCTGTGTCCGTAATCGTGCGAGTGATTGCACCATTGGCAATGGTGACAGCCGTGCTAACACCGACAACATTCTCAGTTGTACTGAAACCAGTTATCGGCGTTTGAGTCTCGTCGGTGCCAGTGCGGTGATCAATTGTGTAGCCGCTGAAGTTATATGTGCCGTCGGCGTTTTGGATCGGGGTGGAATCTAAATAAACGTCTTTCTCGATACCATTAGGAAATCCCTCAATCTCGCCCTCGCCCAATGCATAGACGGTTTTAGCAAACGCGACAGAAAATAGATTGTTTGCGGTTTCTACTGGCTGCCGTGAAACAGGCGTGACATAGACCGTTGGGCTAACAGTCTGCTGGACAACTGTTTGCCCACCGCCGCCACCACCAGCTCCGCTGATTTCAGGCAATTGCTTTGCGTCTTCCATCAGAGGGTGTTTTGCAGTTCCAGACCGAAGCTCAAGATCGGCAGCGATCCGATGATGCGCTCACCGTAGAGCACTGGAACGACTTCGCCCTGCTGAGTGTTTGCATTGGATTTATCAAAGGTGAAAGAGCGCTCCTGCTCTTCGAGACTTCTAGAAGCAGTGGCGCCGCTGCCAATGCCACCAACGTTGGCAACGTTTGGCATTTTGGGCGTCGGCGTTAGCAACTCACTGACGCCGCCATAGATCATGGCTGCACCAGTCAGGCCGATGCCGACTGCGGTTTGCCAGCCAAAGCCAAGACCAAGACCAAAAACCCCACCGCCTGCGGTGACAATCGCAAATGCAATCAATGCAACTCCAGTCACAATTCTGCCCACGGCGCCGCGGCCTGCAGGAATAGGGGCAAGAACAAATCTTTTACTCATTGGCCAAAGCAGCTGGTCTTCAGTCAGCCCTTCAGGCTGCTCTGTCACGGCTCGCCATACAATCCCGTTTTCTTGGGAATCAAGCAGATACTGGCGCAGCCCAGGGATCTGAACGCAAAGCGCACGAACAGCTTCGGCTGGGGTTTTGACCGCCAACTTGAACTGGCGACCAAAACGCCGTCCTGCTTCACCCAGCAACCGGACCGTCACCATCAGATCGCCCTCCGTAAAACCATGCAGGTATTTTCGCGGAAATATCCGCTATAGGAAGTAAGGCCGGACAATCTGCCGACCAAATGCTGGTAAAGCTGGTTTGCTGCAGGATCTTCTACGACTGCGACGTGATTGCAAGCCTCTTGATTGCGGATTTTGAACAGCAACACATCACCACGCATCAAGCCTGAGCCTGTCGGAATATGCGTAAAGCCTTCAGCTGCAAAATTGTCTTGAAAGTAAGTGAATCCGCGAGTTGACCATTCCCCCTCGTATTGGCGCGGATAATCGCCCATGCCAACGCCCATTTGCTGCTTGTACCAATCGCGCACGGCTGAATAGCAGTCATAAACGCCATAATTCCAAGGGCGTCCTAGCAGCCCAGCATTTTGCCTGGGATCAAGCCAGAATGCTTCACTGCCGCCGCAATCCCAAACTGCGTAGGGCAAATTCAATGCCTTGCACGCTTTGATGTCGGCTGGGCTGAAACCGCTGTAATTGGCGTGACTGTGCCAACAGGCTTGCGCGTTATCTAAATAGTTGGCTGTGTCTTGGGCGCTGATCGTAAATGTGTCAGGTTGATCACTAGTGTTTTCGCACTCAACGACGGTGCCATCGGTCAAGATAAAACCGCATGTTTCTTGCGGGTGCGCTGCTTCCGCGTGTGTGCGTATTGCGAGCCGCTGCTCAGCTGAGAGCGGATTTTGCCACTGAGAAAGCATCAGCCTTGAGAATCGACGAGACCAGGAAAACCGCCAAAAGGCAGTCTTGAACCAGATCCAAAACGAAGTTGGCAACTGGTCAAGCGCTTGCCGCATACATCATCGTCGGCACTGACTACAACGTCATCATTGGCGTTCCAATAACTTGTGCCGGTGTAATGGCAGCCAATATCACTGCGGTAGACCCATTGGCACTGCTCGCGCAACAACCGGCGCCCAGGCAGTGCGCGACCTTCTAAGTCAAACGGGATTGTCAGCTGAAACGTGACGGCAAGTTTGTTCTCACTGGTTTTCTGCTCAACAACCCACTCGTCAGGTCCCCAATAGGCATCTGGATCTGCGCCGGGCTCTCCATCTAAATAGGTCGTCAAGGTGCGAATCCGGCTGACTTTTGCGCCGACCAGATCTCCATAGGTATTTGTTAGCCCAGTGATTGCAAGGCCGACGTTTGCAAAAACAATGCTTGGCCGTTCTAGTTTGCCGCTAGTGGTCAGCTCAAACCCTTCCGCCTGCAAGGGCAATGCGGTATAAGTGTTGCCGTCATAAACGACATTAGTGCCATCAGTTTGTGACCAATTGCAAAATCGATAGATTGATTGGTCCGTTGACCCAGCAGGCAGCAGGGTCGCAATATCAAGCGTAAAAAGGTCAACAACCTCAGGCAGCTGAGTTTTGTAAGCCTGAGCAACGGGGGGTGATTGGGTCATATATAGACCTGCCTAAGCGTGAAGGAAAGTTTTGCGATAACAGGGCTAATGTAGTCAAACCTCCAACCTGACTCGACAATGTAGTTGCGGGCCGAAAGAGTCAGAGATACTGAAACGTCGGTTAGGTTTGAAATCGTGACTGATGTCAGTCGGCCGGTTGAGAAATTGGCAGTGTAGTCAGTCGGCCTGGTATAGCCGGTCAGCGTCAGAGACGAAATCTCTGTGTAGCCCAAATCAAGAATGCCCGACTCAAATTGAGCGGTAAATTCCTTGGTGGCATCTGGGGGTAACCATTCAAATGCCTGGCCCTTTTGTTTGTGCAAATAAGATTCAATCGCGTAGGCATCAGCGAGCGCAAGGGGGCCCGTAGAACATGACCAAGATTCATTTTGAGCATTAAGGCCATCAGTCAACACCTGCGAATAGCCGTCGCCAAACTGCGCGCGCTGCGACCGGCTGCCGCGTTGCGCGCTGGTTTCAAGCGCGATCGGCATATTGTTCAAAGTAATGTAAGCAGTCATCGCAGAACGCCTCCGCTGCGCTTCTCATTAACCAGCGTTGCCATAACGATACCTTGCACTTGGTTGGCGATTTGCTTTTGAGCTTCGGGGCTTAGTCGTTCGCCGGTATTTTGCACGCTGATATTGATCGAGCCAACCTGCACGCCGCCGCCAGAAGCCTCAACGCCAAGCCGGCCACCAGGCCCGCGCTTTAGGGGCATGATCGCTTCAGGGCCAGCCTCGCCCATCAATCCAATGCCCTTGGCAAAGGGAAATATCATCGGCCGGTCAACAATGCCGCCCTTGGCAAATGGAACAATCCCATTCGCTGCAAACACGTTGCCGTTTGCGCTTTTTACATCAGGGAACAATGCCCCAACCAAAGGCTTGATAATTGCTTGCCGGATAGCGATCCGGGTGATATCCGCAATGATGCTTCGCGCTAAATCAGCAAAGTTAGCTTTGCCAGTGGTGACAAACTCAGTCAACGCATCCTCCATTCCTTGGAATGCATTGATAACAACTCCAGCAGCTTGGCCGCCGAAATCAGCCAGGCTCTTTTTGTATTCTTCCATTTTGTCGCCAAAGGATTCCTTGAAACTTTTGCCGGTTTCCTTTGCTGCCTCAGCCAGTGCTTTTTGTTTGTCAATCGCCAAAGTATCAAGATCAATTGCCAACCGACGTTCAATGTTGAGATCTTCAGAAGTTGTCAAAGAATTTTGAGCTGACTGCGCATATTCCACCATCAGCAGGCGCTTGCGCTCTTCAAACTCAAGCTCTATACGCTTTAATGGGTCGGCTTCTTTCGCGACTGCCAAGGCTGATCGAGAAACTTGCAGTTGCAACAGCGAAGCCATATAACCGTTGCGCTGCGCTTCGGCCAGTTTGGCGGCCTCTTCAGTCGCTTTTTTGTCTGCAACTGCTTTTTCCTTGGCTGCTTTATCGCCCAGCAGGTTTTCAACGTCAAATGCACCGCCCATCAAACGCCGCGAGTAACCCGTGCGATCTGGGCGCTGATTTGCCAAGCCGCCACCGAGGAGCTGCGAGAGGTTTCGCCTGTCAGTTTGGAACTGCGCGCCGGTTTCTTTAAGACCTCTAGTTGCGATCTCACCGACCTTGCCAAAATCACGCTTTAGTGCCGCGTCGGCAATGGCAACCAGATCACCGATCACGCGGCTTAGAAATCTGACGCCGGCGATCGTTGCATAGACAGCAGCACCGACGCCGCGCAGAACACCAGCAATCAATGCGCCGAACGCCTTCCAATCACCGCTGCTGCCTTGAAATAAATCAGCGAATGCATCGCCAATCATCTGGAACGTCGGCAGAAAATAGTCAAGAATTTGCAGCTGAATCTCCCTAAACCGGCGGCCGATCCCGGCCATCGTGTCGTTAAACAGCTGCGCCTTTTCTGTGAACTCAGCACTGAGGCCAAAACCCAGCTTGGTCAAGGCATCAGAGCCGCCGTTCAGCAGTGGGATGAGCTGCGCACCAGAACGG